AATATTTCCTGAATGAATTTCATAGTACTAAGTTAGTTAATTAAATTTAATTTTCCAATGGTGGAAATGGTGGTGTTACAACTTCAAACAAAGGTTGCCAAGTATTCGCAAAGTGCAACACCGCAGACGAGCAAGAGATGCCCGTTGCGATGTTAGCAAATGTATCATTTTGGAGATGCTTCACTTATAAAGTGATTACTTCAATTTCGTTCGGGTAGATTAAATCCAACGCATTGAATACGGCATTAGTCAACAACACTTCTGCTGACTTAGTTTCGTAATCCGCAACGCTTAACTCAAGTCCTGAAAAAGTGGTGTTAAAATCTTCAATTCCTTGAATCGGTGCTTTGCCTTCTGCCAATGCTTGAACACTTGCAAAAACAAAGGTTGCGATTTGGGCGGGGATGATTCCGTCTTTTTGACTTTTTACATCTGCGTAACCTTCTGCGATTACTACTACTGAACCCGATGGGATTGATAAACCGCTTGTAAGGTTTACGCTTGTATTAATTTGAATTGCTTTCATCGATACCTATACCAATTCCTATCATACCAAATAAGCTATAACGCTTCCGCTAGTTAATGTGATTGAGGAAAAGTAAGACCCCTTCGGTGCGGTAATTAGCATACCTTGTTTGATAGATACAGATGTGAGACCCAATGCTGAGGTAATATTTGTACCTGCTGGGTTTAAAACCTGAGCAACAACTGCGTCTGCATTAACTACAAAACCTTGAAAAGCACCTGTATTGGCTGATGTATTTGAAATGACTTGACAACCAGTAAGGCCGCTCTGAAAGTCGATTGTACGTGAGAATACTTCTTGCATATATCAAAGATACAAAATAAAAAAGAAAAAGGCAATCGTGTAGATTGCCCTTCCTTAAAATGTAAAATTATAAATTTAGAAACATTCAAGAGCCTGAGCCTTGACCCAAATGGTCATAGTTTCATTCTCTTTGATGAAGTTTCTCAATACATCAGTATCCGTGGGATCTAAATCCAATTCTTCACCTTTGTACATTTTGTTTGCCCAATGCCAAAATTTAAGAGCATCGCCCCTACCTGATTGAATTAATGATTGACCGACAATCTTGCCGATGTTAGTGTCTGCGACTTCCTTTCCGTCTAGACCGAGTAAGTTTTTGTTAAAGTTTATCATATGATTATAAAGTTTAATTGGTTACAGGCCCAAGTGGTAACATAAGAATCGTCTGAGCCCCAATTCAAATAGGTCTCTTGATCCATAGTTAAGTTGCCATCCATCAATGGAGTGCCTGGGATTTTAACTCCGTCTTCATCTTCAACTTCAGAACAAATCTGCCAATAGAAAGTTACAGAACTAGGATTCATAGGGAAGTTCAATGCAATAATATTGAAGTATTTTGCAGTCCCTCTGGTAGGTATTTCTATAGGCTGAATCTTAATCATAGTACAAATATAATATATTTTAAATTAAATTTACCCAAACACCATTTTCATATCCTCTAAATTTATTTGTCGTTGTGTTGTAGTAAATCATTCCGTTTGCTCCAGTTGGATCTGACGCAAGAGAACCAAGTGTTAAAGCGTTTTGAATTCTTGCAGTACCGTTTACGTCAAGTCTGAATCCTGCATCTGTTGTAGTGTTAATAAATAATTTTCCATCCTGTGTCAACCTCATTCTTTCGGCAAAAGTATTGGCGTTACGGGTAAAGAATAACATTTGTGCCGACCTATTAGAAGTTGTAGACCAAGCACCCGTAATACTCCTAAATTCAATTGATGCACCTTCTACATACGTAGATGGAGTTGTTCCTAAACCATAAGCACTAACTTTCCCCAAAAGTATTGCACCATTTATTACCGCATTATTGATGGTTCTATAAAACGCTAATTGACTTGATATGGTTGTACTAGTTGCAGCATTAGAATCAATCCTTACAGTTGTGTTAACTAAAGTTTCGGGGTTCCCAACGTGCAACATTTCTGCGGGAACAACACTTATTCCCATTCTACCCGAACCACTATCCAATACATTATTAAAAGTATGGACAACTTTATTGTTATAGATAGTAAAATTAACCGCACCTCTACCATTACCACTTTGGTCTTTTGCAAGAACTCCAAATGAAGGTTGAGTATCGGATACGGTTAAATACGATGCAATGCCCATACCACTATAATACCCTCCTATTGATGTAGTATTTGAAGTCAATGCGGGAAGTACGGGCGTTATGCCATACTTAATTCCATTCCAAGTAACGCCAACAAATGAATTTTGTGAATCGGAGTATAAAACAATAACTCCATTTGTATTTACTAATGGGTTGGTATTTGTTTCTGTATAAGGTCCAATTAGTAAAGTAGTTGCTCTTGCTGCTTGAGTATCGACTTCATAAAGTCCTTCGTCATCAAGAAAAGAGTCTACAAAGGTGGCTCTTGGTGAAATCCAATGTACGTCTCCACTTTTGTACTTTTTCGCATTAATTAAAAGAAAACCATCATCAATTTGGAAATTTTGGTTTGCTATAATAGTATTACTTAAAGTACGATTTGACTGCTCTAAATAATGGTTTGCAACTATGTTAGTAGTTAAATAAATTACACTCGTGAGACCAGCATTACTGTAAAGTTCAACTTGGTTGTCTTTATAAAGTCCTCCTACGGGATTGACCGTCCCCGTCAATTTTTTGACATAGTAAGTAGTGCCATTTACTAAAGGAGAAATGTTTGCCCCACCACTTAAATTGCGATAAATTACCGCACCATTGTTTAGTGTATCATAATTGCTTATGGTAAAATTTGGATACAAATTGTTTAAATCAACTTGAGTCATTCGGGATAGATTTACATCTATACCTACATTATCGGAATATTGAATGCCTCCCGTCACATCAACCCATTGACTACTACCAGTCACAGTCCAACTTCTATCGGCTGTTAAGTCATAGGTAGTTCCATTGATTGTAAGCTGCCTTGAGGTAGGAACAATTCCTAGTGCTGAAATTGTTTTATTCTTCCATAGTCCTGTAGACGATTCATAAGTAAGAAGATCGTTGTTGGCCTCAGAAGAAATAAGAACTCCGTGTAACTCATTTAACTCGTAGCCGTTTTGAATATGAAGAACTATACGACCTTGCGTAGGGTGAGCCCTAGCAATATACCCGACAAATACTGCATAATTCGGTTCAGCAGGAACTGTAGCTGTAAATGCCCCTGCTGTAGCAGCAGATAACCAAACAGCATCTCCAGCCGTAAATGCAGAAGTATCTAAGTCGTGAAGAGTTCCGCTTACCGCAACAAAACCATCAGAGTTATTCGCAATATTCGCTACAACTATTCCTATTGTTTTGGTTGCAGTAACTTCGACATCTGCCCTAGACAAAACTGCGTTGGGTCTATTACCTGTTGCTCCGCTGAGGTAGACTACTTGTCCTTTGGTTAAGGTAGAGCCAGTAGAGTTTCTTACTATAATCTGAACGGTCTCAGAACCATCTACAATGCCATCATTATCAACATCGTAAACACTTTTGTACATATCACCTCCACCACCGCCTCCAGGAAATTGGTTTTCCCATTGACCGCTGGTTGAGTTGTAGGCTAGTACTTGTGCATTGGCAGGAGCACTTATAGTGACATCTGTTAAATCGTCAAGGCTCTCAGCCCCACCGCCACCACTAAAGGCTTCTAACTCAACCACAATACGCCTTAAGCGTAGTTCTTGGTCTTTATATTTTTTGTCACGAGTTTGATCGTAGAGTTTTTTAAACTCTGCCGCTTGCCTTAATATTTCTTGTTTTGTAATTTCAAAAGCCATTATAAACTTTTTAACATCTCAATCATTTTGGGATGAGGGTATATGTCAATTTTATCTTTGCGGCAAGAGTTATGAGTGTATACACCTTTCTCACCTTTCAAACATCTAGGAGTAATACCCCAAATGTCTTCATTATAGGTAAGGGGAATATTATATTTCTCTTTCCACAACAAGAGCAATTCCTTTACTGCTTGGATCTGAGCGTCTGTGTAATTATGAAAGTACTTAAATCCTTTGAATGATTTATCCAAAGTGCAAACTTGATCAGCCGGAACTACCTTATTTACGTAGTTATAAAACTTACCATCCTTCTGTGTAAGTTGTCCCCAATTGCAGATTTCAATTCCAATGCTTGTCTTATCCAAACTTTTATATGGAACTCCATTAGCAGTAAATACAGAAGTTTTAAGTCCCAAATGATATGCCCAAAACTTTGAACTAAACCCTTGTACCACTTCGCCATCAGCACTAATGGATACACAAGTCGCAATCTTATCGGGGTTTGAGGCCCAACCTTGAAATACAATGTGAGCGTTAGGGCCACCAGCAGTGTGATGCAAGAAGATTTGATTTTTAGGATACTCCTCTGCAAAATATTGGGTCTTAGGGAAGTCAATTTGAGTCAGTTTCATTAGTTATTTCTTACAAGCCTACAGAATCTAAGAAGAAAGTATTTGTTGCAATACAAGTGATTTTAAATACACGACCTCTTTGTGCACTAGGAGTTAAAGTTCCGCTTGATGCAATTGTCTGAGCCAAACCAGCATTATTTACATAGTAAACTGTTACTGAAGAATCAGCAGAAATCGCAACACTTTGAGCAGTATTGCAGAAAATGGTTGTTGTAAAACCAGCCGTAAAGGCAGGGTTATTAGGACATACGATAGTCACTATACCAGATGCGTGAGTAACCAATAAGAAGGCATCGGCATCTGCTGCGACCAAAGGACGTAAACCAGCACTTCCAATTGCAAACTGAGTCTTTGATTTCAACTCGACATTCGCAGACAAACGAGCATCTGCTAAAGTTCCACTTGCAATGTTTGATGCATTCAAGTTGGTCAAGTTGATTCCACTCACCGCAGGAAGCAAAGTAGTTCCATCTAATTTTACCAATTGGTTAGCACCATTGAAAGTGTTTCCTTGAACTGTAACTTGAGCACTCAAACGAGCATCGGCTAGAGTTCCGCTAGCAATATTAGAAGCGTTTAAAGTGGTCAGATTGACCCCGTTAAGAGCAGGTAATTGCGTGCTTGCATTCATCTGAACTAACTGAGAAGCACCGTTAAAGGTATTACCTTGCACCGTTACTTGAGCACTCAAACGAGCATCAGCAAGCGTACCACTCGAAATATTCGAGGCGTTCAAAGTAGTCACCAAAGCACCGCTAACAGCAGGTAATTGGGTTGATGCGTTCAACTGAACTAATTGACTAGCTCCGTTGAAAGTGTTACCTTGCGCAGTCAAGTTTCCAACAGAGATAAGCGCTGTTGCCAAGTCACTAACTGTTATTCTCTTAGTAGTTCCAGCAGCAGTGTCTGAAATATCTACAATTGGTAATACATCACTAGCGGCAATTGTTACAATTGCGTCTAGTTCGCTTATTGCTCTATCTTTAAATACTGACATTATAGTTTAATTTGATATCCATTTTGTTGTAAAAGCCACGCTCCATTTTGTATAAGAATATAACCTCCGAGGCCCGAAACATAGGCCAACTCTTCTCCTTTATCGGTAATTAGAAAATCTGCTATCTCTTGCTCGGTTACTGTGCAATTTGCGCAATTTTTACTATAACGATTAGCAATAGAAATAAGTTTATCTGTCTGATCATCATAGCAATCGATATTTTCTAAACACCATAAAAGAAACAAACCTTTCTTTTGATTTTTTTCTAAATCACAGCAAGGCTTATCGTATCTTTTTGCTGAATCAATCTTGGCCTCAGTAGCAACTAAAGCCTTGCGCACAGCAAGATACGTTCCAATATAACTATATAAAGTTGCAAAAGTCATTAGCAACCACAAGAATTTATTGCGTAAGGAGAACAATCAGTAAACATATCATTGAGCTCTACATAAATATCTTGAGCCAAAACATATTCACCGCACTCAAACGCTTGAACCATTCGATCGTAAAGAATTTTAAAGTCTTCGTAGCCATTAATTGACATATCACCAAGTGCTAATTCTGCAATTGAGCAGCGTAACTCATTTACCCGAAGTGCATACTTTGTAGTAGTAACAGTACTTCCGTCAATAGTCCAAGTAACGACAAACTTCCAAACGCCTTCTTGCAAAGTAACAGAAGAGGTCAAATCTAAAGCATAATCAGGACTAATCCAGAAACCCGTAGTGTATAAATTAATTGCAGCCAATGCTGTGCTTGCTCCTGGAGGTGTAACAGCCAAAGAGATAGCCGTTACCCTTGCTCTTACATCGTTGTAAGGAGTCAATGCATTACTTGTTAAAGTAGCATTGTTCAAATCCAATATAGGAATCAATCCCGGATTAGTTGGGTACAAAGCAAACTTTAAAGTATTCGCATCAATTACATTTGCGTACAACTCATCACCACTAGCCACACTAGCCATTGGACTTCCACCAAAAGTATAAGTAAGTACTTGACCAGTATAAAATCCGTGGTTGTTGTAAGTAAGAGTATCGTTGGTTGTATTAACAACGCCCGTGAAACTGCGAACAGTGGCAGGTATCCAACCACCTGGGTTTGTCACAGCGTTATAATCTCCCGTTTGATCGGCAATGATTATTTTATTTTTCTCATTGATTATACCGATTCTAATATCAAGTGCCATATCTCAAATTTACGAATTATTTTTTGAATTTCAATTTGCTCTTATCAAACTCTGCAACTATCTCACTTGTGCCTTCTGCATTGGCCATTCTAAGATATTGTTCTTCTGTGTATAAGCCAGCCGCCAAAGCCTCGTGAATCGCCTTTGTTTTTACAACACGATACGTCTCATTGCTTTCCAATTGGTCGATTGCATCATTCATCTTTGGAGCAATACCTCCGCTACGTGCTAGAGTGACTGCATTTATAGGGCCCATTAACAAATCTTCTATTTCATTTTCAGTATACTTGTTAAACTCCTCATCTGACATATCCTCTGCGTTCTTTTGAATTCTGTCAATTGACTCTTTAATTTGATTTTGATCGTATGAATTTAATATTTGATCGCCTCTCAATTTTGCAAGTTCTCTTTGATACTTCAATGGAATGTAAACCCCAAACTCACCCTCATCATCTTTACCTTGAACAAAAGGAGCATAGTATTTGTTTAACAAAGCAAATTCTTTTCTGCTACCTGTTGATTTTTGATACAGCGCTAACAAATCATAAAGTTGTGTTGTTGCCTCACTGCCTCTTTTGTTAAGTATAAATTTATCCTTATCAAAGAAGTCTTTAGATTCAGTAATTGTTTCGTAGTCTTTGTCTTGTTGGTCTATGTTCAATTTTTCTAACTTAGCACCAGGGGGTATTTCCTTTTTGACCGCAATGATATAATCTCCAAGATCTACGATGTCTCCAGGATTGTAAGTTTGCTTTGAGTCGTATTTCTTAACAGAAGATACAAAGCCTTCGTAGGTACTCATTGAGAATGGGTCAAAACTTGCTTGTAAGTATGCAGCAACTCTATCGCTTAACTCCCCACTTCTTATATCCCAGAAGGTGTTTTTCTTGTATAATTCTTCTCCGTGAGGCCCAATCTGAGGCTGATAATAAGGAGATGCATAAGGAGATAAAAATTCACCTTTGCTATTTTTTAAACCGAACAAACTAATTGGTGATTTCCCGGTTAAGGAAGTCCATAATTTCAATTTAAACTTGCTTCCGATTGTGTCATCTGCCTCAAGGTCAGGGAAGTAATTTCTCATTGTATCAGCACTAACACCTTCTGCTTTTTCCACAGCACCAAACAGACCATAAGCCATTGTTGGTACAGTAAGAGCAGTTTTTGCCAAGTTCACTGCAAAGTTTTGCAAGCCTTCGTCTTTTGTTTTAAAAGCAGAAACAAGCGATGAGATGTTCTGAATAAAACTCAATCCAGTAACACCATTGGTAATAGATTCTGCAACCATATTAAATGATACATTACTATAACCATCTTCGCCAACACCCATAATTTTTCTGTCTTCAAACTCTTTGGCAGAAAGACTTCCGTGCAAAGTTGCAAACCAAGTCATACCAAAACCAAAAATACCCAAGTTCGTGTAGTTAAATGTAAAATCTCCTTTTTGATAAGTGCGACCTTTATTATCAAATCCGTTAGTCAAATAGTCAACCAATGCACTAACGTTGATTTTTCCAGGGGGTTGACCAGCAAGACCTGCGGCTCTCGCTGCTTTTTTCTCTTCCTCGTCATCCCCGTAAGGAGCACCTACAGCACCACTTTGAAATAAAAGATACGCAACAGTTGCAATTTGAATACCTTGAAATGTACTTACCAAGTAACGACCAGTTTTTCTCTGCTGTTCAAAAATAGCATTTCTTAATCTCTCTTGCTCTTTTTGTTTTGTCGGAGACAATGTTTCATTTTCATCTATATTGAACAAATTATCGTATTGTTTTACTAATCTATTAAGTTTTACTTGTTGTACTGAATACATTATAATACTATATGGGAATACAGTTTTTTCTATAGCAGTACTAACAAAATTTGAAGGGATACGAGTAAAGGGAGACAGAATTGTCATTCCCATTTTCATAGTAGCCAAACCAAGTTTTGCCGGGTAGACATCTACAAGCCTTTGTAAATACTTCCCTTCTTTTTTTAGTTTTACAGACTTTGCATAAAGATTCTTTTCGGCTTTTGCCATATTTCCTCTAGCCTTTGTAAAGGAGTCAGTAATAAAGTTATCATTAGCAAAAATCCTACGATTACCTTCTTTACGAGCGATATCCCCAGCAGTAGCATTTGGAACAGAATTTAAGCGAATAAATTTCTTGACTTCAGCAGGATCTGTAATACCTTGAGCATACGCATAACTAGCAAGCGCCTCGTAATATCCGTACTGATAAAAAACACGGTCACCAGATATCGCAATGCTTTTACCAACAACTGTAGGCATATAACCAAATATACCCCTAAGAAGTGTTGTGGCTGCTTGATAACCTTTGGGGTTCATTAATTCTAATTTGTTATTTCCGTTTGCATCTTTCTCGTTTAAAAGAACTAACAACTGATCAAATTGCTCTGCCCATTCTTGGTCGCTCATTTTGTCAATGTCTTTTTTGAAGATGTTTTTCATCAGAATACCAATCATCTTGATACCCGTTGGCAATTCTCTTGTTGAATCAATATTGTTTTGACCCTCAAAGAAAGCATTTTCACTAGTTGAAACACTAGCTATGGTATTCTCCAAAATGTTTTTGATTTGTTGAACACCTTGTTCTCTAGCCATTTTACGATAAAGTGTAGGATCAACATTACCTTGTGCTCCTCTTTTAATCATAGTATTCAACTCGGTCACACTTCTTCTTGTGAATGCCGTAACTAGTTTATTTGCAAGTGCTCTACTCCAACCCAACACAAGGAACTTACCTTTCTTTGGTGTGTTAGCCAACATCAACTCTAAGTTACCAATTGCACCAATAACAATTGTTCTGAAAGAAAGTAATGCCAAAGCAGTTGTGCTCGTAAACCAATTGCCTGTACTTTTCTTTTTAAAAGCATCGATGGTAGTTTTGAGTTTTCTTGCGGCTTGTTCAAATTTAATTTTAGATTTATCAAATGAATCAAATTGTGTATCTGTGTACGCATCCTCAGATTCCTCCAATGCTTTTATTTCATTCTCATACTCTGCCTTTGCCTCTCTGAATTCCTTAATTGATTTCCTTATCTTTTGTTTCTGATTTTCGGTTAACTTAAATCCTTTGAACTTACGAACAATACCACCAGCTTCAGTTTTATAGGTTACATTTTCTAGACTATCGAAAATCGCTTTCTCAAATGCTTCTTGGTTCTTAAATAGACCACGCCCCATTCTCAACATACGACCAGCTAGTGATAGTAGACGAGAGACGTTAATCATATCATCTGTCTTTATCTCTGCTCTACCAAGTTTCTTGAGTATATTTAAGTCATTTTCCAATGCAGCACGCTTCTCTCTCATATCATCGGTGACAGCACGAAGAGAAAACTCTAAACCTGTTTCCTCTAATCCATCAGCTAACATTTGAATTACTTGCTCATTATTGATAATACCATCAAAAAATCCAAACAAATTATTCATTTGGTTTCCTAGGTTAACCATTTTACGAGACCTAGCATCATCTTTTATCTCACGTAAGAAATCTCTATTGTAAACAGTTCTACCGCCTCTTGTCTCATTGATTGCTTTGTCGATGGTCTGTCTATACTCAGTACCAAAAATCTCATCCAATAAGGCAGGATTTGCACCCTCTTCGTAGAATGCTTTGAACAATTCAAAATCCTCGTATTTATCTTTAAGCAAATCATAAAGACTGTCAAACTCCAATCCAGGGTTGTTTTCTAGTTCTTGACGAATTTCTCCTTGTCTTTTGGTAATCTTACCTCTATGCTTACGAATGGTAGCAAAGAATTTATTTACACTACGCTTTTTCCAATTTTCACCAATCTCAGGAATGTATCGTTTGATATCCCCCGGAGAGTAATTCATTTTTTCTAGTTCATAGTACGCACCATCCACACTGAAACCAGCATTACGGAAATCGTTGTAGTCTTTGACAATTGCATAGTCTACCCTATCTACTCTTGCCTTACTGATGATTTTGGTTGTATCAGTAATTAATGGAGTAGCATTTTCTTTCCAATAGCTCTGAGTCCCAATCTTAAACATATTGATATCAGCCTTAGCATCACGATACCAATCGATAGAACGCTGTACGCTCTGTTCAACATTGAACCCACTATAATCATCACGAACAAAGTTCCACTTATGATGATAAATCTGAGGATCTGATTTCTGCTTCGTAACGGTGACTTCTCCGCTCTTCTTAACCTTGTAGGCATCCCCAACTATAGGTTCGTTAGAAGTATTCCAATCTGGGCTCGCTATGAAAGAAAATGAGCCATCCGCAGCATTATACTTGATAACCTCATATTCGAAATCCGCAGGTAGATTTGCTTCAGCCGCAATCAATTCTTTTTGAGGCAATACATCATTGGCAGAAGAGTGTACATACAAATCACCGCCAATCATCTTACCTACATCGCCTTTATAACGCTGAGGTACGCCATAGCCTTTAGATTGCTTTACTCTATCTTCAATCCTTGCCTTGCTTTGAATTTGTGCTTTCTGAGCCCCATTCACTACTGCAGGTTGACCAAACAAACTCATTTGACCTTTGTTATCGGCAATGATGATATTTCCAGAACGCTTGACATTTGCAAAGTAGGCTTGAACCTCTGGCAAGTACCAAGCAGTTTGTTGGTTGTTTTGCCAACTAGTTTCACCAGCAGTTTTGGTTTCTTTTCCAACACCACGATCCTTGGGGTCACCCTCGTAAATTTGTATTACCGCAGTACCCGTAGTACCCACGGCATTTGCCATATTTAAGATAACACCCTCTCTTGCCTCGGCCTCAGCAATAACATTCAATACGTTAGGAGATACAGCAATATCTGCTCCTCCATCACGAACGGTATTAATTGTTTCTTCGTTTACAGCGGCAGGTTGGTTGAATGGGTCATATGGATGATAAGCAATTTCCTTACCCCCAAGTACTTCTTCCAAAGCAGGGATGGCCTTTTTACCAAGCATCTCCTTAGAAGAATCATTGATAAACTCGGCAATCTCTGCTTTCTCCAATAATGGTTTGATGTTCACATTGGCATATTTACCACTACCAATATCGGCAATGACAATACGCTTTCCGGGAACTCCTTTGAGCAAATCCAAGAACTTCTTATCACTGTAAACACTTGGCAATTTTGCCTTGTTGATGGAAGTACCAGCAGAACTAATTTCTTGCTGTGGTGTACTCCAAGCCTCAAGACGAGCCTTGCTCTTAACTTTGTTTTTCTCTAGGTTTGTTTTAACCTCTAGAATTTGTTTTTTGGCTAGTTCGACCCCAATGTCACTATGGTTTCTGCCAAACTCTTGATTTCCTCCGGTGTCAAATTTTCTAGTTCCATCTTCGTTATTTAATTTATCGTTTATTTGTTTATCAGTAAACCCATATTTTCGGGCTAATTTTTTAGCAGCAGTCTCATAATCTGGTTGCTCATTATCACTTGTTTCCTCCGCACCCAACTCTTCTGTCTTACCCTCTTGGAAAGTTTGGTACAAGGCTTTTTCTGGATACCAATTGACCGCTTGTAAATCAGCAATGGTGATATCCAAATCAAATTCGTCTTTTAGTTTTTTCTGAACTTCATCAAAAACACTAATAATGAATGCTCTTTGCTTACCACCATTAGGCGCTTCGATTTCACCTTTGATATTTTTATCCAATGAATTACCAGCTTTTCTAAGTTCATCTAACTTAGTATTGGCTTGTAGAATTTCTCTTTTTTCTACTTTGCCGCTCACCTTGGCAATCTTCGCTGCTAGTTTATCAGGAGCAAGCGCAGCATAATTTGGTATTAACTCTTCAAGCGTTCTCTTTTCTTTTACACCAAGTGATTTTAAACTAGACTTAAGTCTGTCTGTTCCTGCCTTAACTTTTGCTGGGTCAACATCAATAAGAGTACCTGTCAATCTTCCGTATTGACGCATAAACCAACGATCCATTGTCAACTGAGTAAAGTCTCCATAAAGATTCATGAAGAAACCATTACCAATTTTTGGCCCGAAAATAGATGCCCCAAAAACTTGAGTATCTACTGTAAAACCAGTAAGCAAAGGCGCAGACTTACCCGATTTTGTTGTGTATTTTAAATCACCTGCTCTAAACTTACTAGTCAAGAACTTAATAAATTGCTCCTTTGAAAGAGATTTTAAGATTTCATTTGTAAGTTTAAAAGTAGATTTGATGCCAGATGACTGAGTACCAATAGATTCATTTTCATCAAACTTACCGGTATCTTTAAAATGGTTATATTGGCGATCGGCCTCAATAAAATTTTCAGTTACTTTGTTTCCATTGCTTGTTACAGCAACAGCAATTTTAAATATACCTGCCGCAATAGGATCGGTAGCAATTTCAGGATGCACCAATGACATTGTTTCCATTGCCGCTTTAGTCTTGGCATCATACCAACCCAAAGCATCTGGAAACGATTTCATTGCAATCATGGTCTCATAAGTGTATGCATCTACCAAATAGGACTTAAGAACATCATTTTGCTTTGTGGGATCAAATTTCTCACCATAGGCTTTCTTAAGCTCTGGTAAATAACTTTGGAATCTGTCTTGCATCGCTCTCTTGAATTCCAAATTTGTTGGAATACTAGAGGCACTTGCAAAGTCTAATGCGTTTGGAATTGAGTTAGAAGAATTTGCTACTGCTGTAGGCACATCTACTTTCTTATCGTTAACAGAAATGTCTCCTGTATTCTTATCAAAGTCTATCTTTCTTGCCTTACTTCTAACATCGATTATCTTATCTGTGTTCTCTTGTATTGCTTCATTTGAAATCTGAGGCCCAGCCATAACCCTTGTTCCACCAAAACCCAACTCTGGAACATTCAATCTCATAATCAAATCAATCGGTACAAGATTGCCCCCTTCTGTTAATACAAAGTTTCTTGGTGCTGCATCGTGAATCAGAGTCTCGTTATTCTTAAAACGATCACCACCACCAAAACCTTCGTATAATTCAAAGCCAAGTTTACCTAAATAGTCTCTAATTTCAGTTTGAGTTGCTTCTCTACTTCCTTCGGCAATGTATGGTTGTTCAATGATAACTTCAAAGTCACCATTGCTATCTGAACCAAAGCCAACTATTTTTTGAGCGCTTATAGGAAAAAGGCTATTGTGAAGAACAACCCTATCCAAAAATTCTTTTAAGTCTCTGTATTGTAATGTATTAGAAGATTTAATGACGGTGTTTCCATCTTTACGCCAAACGATGGCTTCTTGGCCGCTTCCTAAGCGATCGCCATATTCATTGTTGAATGTCTTTGTAGTATTCTCAGTCCAAATACCTCGCTCACGAGCGTATTCTTCTATTTCCTGCTCCTGCCGATCGTTTCTCTCGTCTTGTGTTTCGTCTGCTGAGACATTTCTTCCCACGAGTAAGACCGCTTCGACAAGAGGTCTACCTCCTTTTGCGATGCCTCGCTGCTCTGCTTGTGAAAATCGTTCAAATACTGCTGTTCCGTCTTCAATTTGTTTTCCATATTCTTCTAAAAGAGACAAAGTTACATCATCGACTACCCCAGATGCAAGTTTTTTATCTAAATCTTTTCTTACAGCCTCTGAATCCCTTCTTGCTTTGCTCACTACATCTGGCTGTTCGGGAGTTAATTTATTAATTCCTTCTTGCTCAGATTTGTATAAATCTTTAGGGTTGAAAATCAAATAGTTCTCAACGCCAGTCTTCTTTTCTTGTAGAATATCCTCGTCAATAAAAGCCACACCAGTATATCCCTCTGACTTCAACTTATCTTGCAGTTGTGCAATTTGCTCATCTGGAAGAGAGGTGTCAAAACGATTATCCAATAACTCGTGTATGCCCAATTCGTCTTGTTTCCAACCTTCTTCTCTAGGTGTCAAACCCAAATCTACAATGGTCTGCCTAACTAAATCTTCTGGAGCAAGTGAATTTTTGTTGACAAAGAATTTAAATACTTTGCCTTGATTGCCTTGAGCATAAGCATCAGCTTGTCTTCTATCTGTGGCAACATACAAATTATTTCCAGGGCTCTGTAAATCACCTCCGTGAAATACTTGCTTCATCAATGGAGCAATCCTCGGCTTACTTATTTTTTCTTTTTGGCCTTCTTCGGCAGTGACTTGAGGTTCTGCTTCGGGTTTTCCTTGGCCCACTTCTTCGCCAACGCTGGCTTCTGACTGTACAGGTACTTGACCTGCTGTTTGCTCTTGAACGGCATCTTTTTTTGTTAAGTTAGTTTCATTTAACGCTTCACCTTTTCTAATTGATGAAGCTATAGTATTAAAGAAGTCAATAACCTCTTGGGTATCATTAAACTTTTGTAATTTAATCCCAGCCTCTTTTCCAATTACACCAACCAAACGATTCAACAAAGCCATCAAGCGGTCAAAAAAAGTAGGATCTTCTTGTTCGATTTGTTCTCCGTTTTTAAAGAGGATGGTTATCAATTCAGTGAGGTACTCTTCATTCTTGGCATCATCTTTATAATTGCTAATGAAATTATTTAAGTAAGTATTCCCTTTCTCATTTATCAAGACTTCAAGTTGATTTTTAAATTCACCCAAGGTCTCAGAAAACTTACTATCATAAGTCTGATTTACTTGTTCTATTTGTGCTGCTTTATCTTCTGCACTTAAATCTTTGTTTGCATTTATCACAGCAACCTCAGCCATTCTCTTATCGTCACCATAGAACTTGCTGTACAGAACCCCGTGTGTAACTTCGTGGGCGATATCTACTACAGCACCGTCCTCAACATTAATTTGAATTTCAATCTCACTAGAACCATCGGGGTTACGAATAATGGCAAAGTTTCCTTTTCTATCCGCTTGTTCGCCTATCTGTGACATCTTATCACGGAATGACTCCCTAGAGTGCATCACAATCTTTGCATTCGGCAGAACGCTTGAAAGTGTGTTATTCGCATTGTTTCCAACTGCAATAAGTGTAGCAGCATTTCTACGAGCACGTTCATTTGGCAAAGAGGCCAAGAAGTTTTGTGTTTGCTCAGAATTCAAATCAGAATTACCCAATACAGCATTCTGATTGCTTCCGGTAAAAGTATCAAACTTTGTTTGTGGAGGAGCAACTGTTCTTATTTGCTCATCGTAGTAATTGTTTATCTCAGCAGCCTTTTGTTCTAACTCTGCTTTTTGCTCTTCGCTCTGAGGCCCATCTTCAACAGCTAGCTGCTCAAGTGCTTTTTGGCGCTCCTCATTAAACAAAGAGACTTGCTTTTGGGTCTCCTCAGCATCAACACGAGGAGTATACTCAGAAGACTCTGCGGCTGTTACACCAGCATTTGTTTGGCGGCTTTGTTTGTCTGCAAGTTTATCATCAATAGCCTTAAGAACTTCTTCAATCTGTTGTTTCTTTTCTGGAGTCAAAATGTCCCCGTAAGCAGCCGCAAGTTTAGGATTTTCTAAAATCTCGTTCAAAGTAGAACGATCCGCAGTCAATATTTTTAAATTCGAAGCACCAGAGAATCCCAAACTAGTTATACCAATTACCAATAATTGGTCAAGTCTTGATTCGGGAGTAACACCAAACGACTCCTTAAATGCTTTATTAGGATCAAATCCTGCATCAGTCAAACCTTGAATATACTGACCTGCAACTTCTTCAGTAAACTCACCTGCACCACCTATTAAACTGCGATACAAAAACTGAGCAAGTCTGCCTTTTGAACCAAGAAGTTTGTCAAGGTTCAAAGCATCAAATGCCGCTTGTGCACTTGCTTCACCGACACCCGTAGAAAATCCTTGGCCAGCAGCTTGAAATATTAATCCCGAACGCATTGCATTTGCAGTTTGTTCAAATACAGCACCGCCTATCTTGCCATACTTATTGGTAAGCAAATCTTTAAAGCCCTTAGCCCATCTCAAAGCCATCACCTCTGGAACTGCAATATTACCTACTGCAATCTGTAGCATTGAACTAACAAGCATACCAGCACTTCCACTAATTGTTTCTGAGACCGAAGCACTTGCCGCTGAACGCAAAGATGGGTCAATCACATAACCAGACTCCTCTAAAGAATTTAAAATACTATTACGTGTATTGATTTCAGAATTAGCATCTTGAGTCGATGTACCCGGAACAAACTCACGAGCAACACTTTCTGCGGCCATGCCTAAATTCTTAAGGACACTACCAAGCACAGATTCTGATTCTTTACGAAGAGCGACATTCTCATTGAGCATTACTGCTCTATTCAAACCATACAACTCACTCATTACAGAATACAACTGACTGTTGTAGTCATCCATTTTGCGTTTATAATCATCAGCATCTACGTTTCTGCCATCAGGGAGCACTATGGTTCCTGTACCAGCAGTACGAGCAGCACTCACTTGCAAAGCACGAACAGCAGCATCCCAAGTTCCCTCTTCTGGAATATCCAAGTTGAATTGCTTCATTTTGCCCATAATAAAGGCTCTTTGAGCAAGTAATTCATCTCTACGCTTTACGAGTACTTCTTTTGGCTTATCGCCATATTTTACTTGGAACTCTTTATTTTCTTGTCGGATTTCTGCAACCCGTGGATCGCTTTTTCTGATACGAGCATCAATAAACTCACCAGTTCTCCAATCATATAAATTGTTTGGGTTGTCCCGGAGTTCGCTCAATTGGTCTTGGAAATCATCCAATTGCTTTCTAATCGTTGCAATCTTTGCCGAACTATAATTAGAAAGACCACCTTTCTTTTGTGCTTCAACTAACTGAGAACGAGCAGCCTCCATTTGCTTAACAATATGGTACGCTTCTTTCTCAGAACCCTCAAGCAAATCAAGACCACGATTATTCCAATAGGCTAAATAGTTTTGATTGGCCAATGCATCATTACCATTCCATTTGGTAAGCAATTGGTCATATAAACCTTTACTAGAACTCTTTGCTCCTTCTTGAAGGTAAACTTGCTTCAAACGCAATATCTCTTCGTCTGTTTGATCTTCACTGAGACCCAAACGTGTAAAGTGGTCTCTTATAGACCTATCGTCAATAACATTGAAATTTCCTTCGCCACTAGTTAGAATACCTTTGGTAGGATCAAGAATATCGACTTTGTTTCCTGTTTTAGAAAAAACTTCAATGGGCTCATTTTCAAACAACGCTCTACCAATGGCATACTCATCTAATTGAAATTTCTGACCATCTCTTGTAGTATAGTCATATATACCTTGTTGTAAACCAGTAAATAAAGAATTTGTAGACTCCTTAGCACCCTTGATTTCGGCTGCTTTTTTCTGAGCCGCTGCCTCGTCTGCTTTCTTTTTAAATTCTTCTCCTCTAGCAACTGCTTCCCAATCAACTTTTTGAATAACGGGCATATCAGATACCGCCCTTTGTTCACGTTCAAATTGTTGTTGAAGCGCTATGCTTTCTTTTGTTTGCTGTGGCGTAGGTTTTTTCTTAGGAACATAGATATCTTTATTTTTCTTTTGTTCCTCCATAACAGCTTGAATGCCTTCGGCTTGCTGTTGTTTTTTCTTCTCCTCAGGAGTCTGAGGAAATCTTTCTTCTATTGTTTTACGCTTGAGCGGAGAACCTGGAGCAGGCTCATCAGGGAATAAAGTTATTCTCGGTGGCCCAACGTTATTGTTTTGCGGACCTCCTTGCTGAGGTGTCGGCTTAGGAACGGAAGGCTTAGGCTGAGGTGTATTTGCTTGGTCTCCTTCACTATCTCCAGCCAATTGCAAATTCGATAAAGAAACGTCTTTTTTTTTTAAAACCCTATCAAAATCTACTTTGCTAACTTGCTCACTTGCACCCATTTTCTCGAAAAAAGAATCTCTCCTTTCGGGTGACATCGATTGCATAGAACTTGCTAAATCTTCAGGTGATGAGAAGAGTCCCGAAAAATTTTCGTTAGATGACAATTCATTATATAAATCGTCTACATTCCTAATAGCCATTATTCAAAGATAAGAAAAAAAAATTAGATTTGCGGAGTAGCCATGATATCAGAGAAAGTTGCATTTGCATTTTTCTTTCTCTTTGGTATTTCAACATCATATTTACCAGCCGTAGTTAATAATTTTTTCACTTCTTCTTCTAATTGATTATTTGGCTTCTTTAAAAATTGTCCAGAGATATTAGAGTAATTATTGAAACGCTTGTAATAATAATTACTTCCTGATTTCAAACGAACAAATACATCCGCACCAGAAACTGATGCTTTATTATCGGCTTCTGAGGCTGATAATTTTATAGGATTACCTTTTGCATCAGTAGCCAAAATAACTATACCATCAGCTTGAACATTTGGTAAGGTCGTTGCGCTCACAGGACCAAACTCACCACTAAATGTATCAGATGGTCTAGCGTCAATACTTTGAGGCTCTTTGTCAAAACTATAATTAATAATTCCTAACTTATAACTCTTATTAGTTGCACCCGTTCTACTAGCCAATTCCCCTGGAGAAATATCCGAAGTCGCAGAAGAAGTTACTTCATTTTGAGCCTGCATTATTGTCTGAGGTCTCATCATTGAAGTAGTTATACCGGGAGATGCAAAGTTCTTCGCCCAATTCATAATATTAGCCTTGATAGCCAAAGCATCTTCAGGATTCAATTGACCCTCTTGGTCAAAACGAGCTTGAAGATTATTCTGATCTGCATATTGCACAATACTTTCTATACCTCCATCTGGAGACATTAAGAAATTGTCAACCACTGCTTCAATTGATGGTACTTCATTCTCATCTATATTATTGTACCGAGCAACTTCTTCTGCACTTACTCCCAAATTAGAAGGCTTGTAAGTAACGGGACGAACTTTAACTTCCTTACCTTGAATATAACCATATGCTTTTTTCTTCTCGTCAGACTTAAACGGAAGTTGGGTAATTGCTTGTGTAATGTTTTGCTCCAATGTTTCCTTTGGTTTCATATTTCTGAAAGGAGTATAGGAAACACTACCCATTGGTCTCATTTGTATCTGAGCATCGGGCTGCCATCCTTCTTTCTGAAGTTTAGCCAACATATCATCATAATCTGAGGCCGTCTCATAAGCCCTATTGAACTTCTCCCAATTTTTAGTAAAGTATGAACTACCTTTATCTTGAGCAGAAGTCATTATATCATACTGATTCAAATCTTTGCTTCTAGTCGAGTAAACTGACATTTCTTGCTCATAACGAGAAGCTAAATCACCAATACCATTTTGCCAATCATTAGGACGTTCGGTCTTTAGTTTTTTTAACTGATTCAAATAACTAGTCTGAGTTTTTTGAACTTGAGGTAAAACAAGTCTATGAAATACACCAGAAGGTAATTCAAACTTTTTCAGTGCTTTTTCTTCTGCATCTTGATCTTGTTTTGCTTTTTGAATGCCTAATTTAATATTACGATTAGCTGCAGCCTCACTTTTTTGAGCAAGCCGATTAGCCATTCTTTCAACATTCTGGTCTCTGCCTTGTAATCCTATTGCTTGTCCAACTGAAGGTGCTGCCATTTTTATTTTTCTTTTTTAAACATTATTTGACCAAATGGTCCAGTTTCTGCACCATAGGTATTCATATATCCAGGAGTTGCCATTCTACCTAATCCACCCATACCACCCATATAATAAGGTAAGTCAGACATTAATGAAATATCAGAACCAAAAGGAGCATAATTTTCTCTAAGTCCTCCGGTACCACCCATATTGAATGGAAGGTTGGCTTTATTAACAGGAAGACCTGCCGTAAGAGATGCTCTATCTCCACCTAAACCACCCATACTACTCGGTAAACTAAGCCTATCTCCCAAACTCATTGATGAAATTGGAGCTTGTGGATAAATAGCACCTTTCATAGATTCAGGTGTAGGAAATTGACCAGGGGGGCCAATTAATAAATTAGGATTGAAATTTCCGGGTGTTTGCTGATTTGGATCTTTTAATCCATAATACTGACGAGTCAAATCACGATCCTCTTGAAGATTTTTATAGTCCATAAAGCCACTTGCTAGACCACTTACAGCGCCCATAAATTGTCTGCGAGAATCTTGAATCGCTTGACCATATTCTTCTTCAGCCTTAAATCTCCTTTGTAAACCAACACCAATATCTCTTTGTTGCAACTCACTCAATCCCAAATTGGCTTGAGCAACTCCGCTCATTCCTTGTCTACGAATTCCTTCGTTTTGTGCAGCCAGTTGATTAGCAAAGCCACCAGCATTTGCACCAGCCAATCTACCTATTTGTGTTCTCAATTGTCCACCACCAGGTGCAGCAGTAAGAGCATTTTGACCTGCGGCAAATGTATTCTTAGCTAAATTCAAAGACCCTGGACCCATGCCAGATTTAGCCATGTCTCCATACATCTTTTTATTTTCTTGAAGCCCAGCAGCAGCATCCATATACTGAGGAAGCCTTTGCTTGTCAAGTTCTGCTAAACCTTTTTTAGATTTAATATTTCTATATGCCGATGCCCCAGCATCAACAAAACCAGAAATAAGCATCATAGTCATTGGATCCATATATACAAATATAATTATTTATTATTGGTTAAACAACCGAGGCATCGTTCTAAACTTAACAACCAAATTAAATAGCTTCTGAGCGATACCACCTTGGAAAGTAAATTTCGCCTTTAAGTAAGTACCCCACAATCTACTAGTGTCATTAGTAGCAACTCCTGTTCCCGTACTATCGTTCCTAATAAAGCCAAAATATTGGTCTTCTCGCAAATCAAACTCAGTAGAACCATTGAACGAAGTATGATTTTTTGTAAAGAAATCAGTTCTATTGGGAGTAGTAGTTGACAATATCTGAACAGCCTCAAAATTCTTTGAAATGTTTGGTTCATAGTTCATCACCATCTCAATGTTTCCATCAAAACTCGTTCCATAAAAAGAACCATAAGCACCGACATCATGCAAGTATAACTTGTTTTTCTCCAATGGATTGACAGAATATAAACCTATACGATTATTCATAAATAAAGAAGGATAAACGCTCAATTTAGTTATGAAACCATTTTTTAATTCATCCCAAACCCAAGTGAATAAAGTATGAGTATTGCTATCTGTTCCAGGCGTAACCTTAGCCCAATACGTAGTCCAAGATGCACCTGTTTCGGGTTGTGTAGTTGGTCCAGAAGTATGGTTTAAAATACAACGATACACAAAGGACATACCTGATGCGTGAGTGTAAGTACCTACAGGTAGAACATAATTTCCAACAACATAACTTGTTGAAGTAACCCATTTTATAATATTTGGATTTATCCCCTTGAAAGTAAATAACACTTCGCTGTATCTATTATTCCAAGCTCCGTGCACACCTAAATTACTCAATGGATTATCTTGACCAACTAGATATTTCATATCCCTAGTCAGACTAGTAGAAATTGTTTGGTCAGAAATAACTTTTACACCATCTTGCCCAAAACGCATTATCTTACGCAACTTCTCGTTATACCAATAAACAACATCTTTGCCCGTTGGTGTTACACCTTTTACAACTGCCCATTTGTTGTCGCAGCCTATGGAGCTTATTTCAGCACCCGGAGGGCCTGCAAATGTACCAGTACCCAAAACAATTGAAGAACCTTGTTGTGCATTTACCAAAGTAGTCTCAGCAAAGTATTGTCTTTGAAAACTATTTTGCTGCCAAGTATAAACTGCATTATTTACAATTTCGTGATGAGCGATTTCACCATTGGTAATATCCAAATCTAAAAAGTCCAAAGGCATAAATAATCGATATCCATCTATCGCATCGCCAATTATTTTTATCTGAGACCAAATTAATGTAGATGGCTTCTTTCCATCGTAAGTAGACAACTGATCAAAGCCAATATTACCAACTCTATCTACTGTCGTATTGTAACCAGCATTATAGGAGTTTTGTCTATAGACAGAATCCCAAGTCTCAACCCAATACAATAAACCATTGCCCCAACTTCCAACAGCATATGTTCTACTAGCAGATCCAACTTGACCAACTTCAGTGTACTGAGGAAATTTATATCCAGGACCAGAGTCTGATAAAGTATGTTCAAGTACATTACAAAGTTGAGTATTAGTAGTGTTCTGTGAATAAAAGCCAAAACTCTGTGTCTGATAACTAAGTTTTGTATCTGGTATTTCGAATTTTATATGTGTTTTTTGTGTGTACACATCACCACCAAATACTGATATACCACTAATAGTATTAGCACTGAACTCATTAACTTTTAAGAAATGACCTGTACCATAATAAAGCGTTTGTCGCTTATCACTTGAATACTTTAAGTTTGCTCCTAAGTCCCTAAACACTTGTCCATAATAAAGTCGATTGTCATTGTTATGAATATTAGAAGTAGTTCCAACTTGTTTGAAACTAGTAGAAGCCAAAAGAAAGGCGTGAGAAACGTCTCTTAAACTTTTAGCAACCAAATAATGCTTACTGACTTGAAACGCCCCTAGGGCAACATACTCATTCGAACTGAGTTCAGCAGAAGCAGAAATGGACCAATCTTCATAAGCAGCCTTAGAAGAAGTTTGATCATCAAAAAAGCCACTAAAATCAGCATAGGAACTATTTGAGCCCGAACCAATAGAGTGACCTTCAATAAAATCTACACCTTGGTTAGTACTTCCTATGTTTACCGATCCCATCAACTTCAATTTATCATTAGCAGAATATTGATATTGATACTGACCATAAAAAATATCAGGACTGAACATATACAATACCCTATCTCCGTCATCTGAAGTATGCGTTGCCAAATACGTAGACAAAGCGCTATACTTGTATATAAAACCATCAGGAATGATTTTAGGAGCAGTTGTTGCAAAGCCAGGATTAAACATTCCAGTAAATAAAACTTCTGGAATTCTTTCTGCCCGAACAAAGCGCAATGCCTCAATTTCATTTTTTAATATTGCACCATCAGAAAAAGTATATGCTAAGTTTACATCATTGAATTCAACATAATATGATTTAGTGAACAGTGTAAAATCAGCATCGGCTACTGTGCCGGTTGCCCCTTCTGTTAAATTAGTATTTAGTGAGTTAGCCGTGCGCCTATTGTATGATGGGTCATTTAAAATATTATAAGCAAGAGTATCAAAGCGAATATCATCTACCCAATACACAGTACTCCACTTTCCACTTCTTTTCCATTTTACTTGTACACCAAAACGATAAGTATCGTTCATCATATACCCCGTAAAATTGTATACATTATTAGGGTCTTGATATTCTCCATACTTATACGCTGGTCTACCAGCAGTAAAAGTATTGCCCATCAAACCAACAGAAGTAAGTTTTCTTTCTTTTAGTGCGTGAGTAATGCCCGTTGCCCAAGTGCTTAAATCTCTATCGACTTCCTCTGTCAAATTAGACATTATCAAGCGATTGGAAAAAAGTTTTAAGTTCTGAACCTTTGTATACTTGCTGTACAATTTTACAACATCTTCCAATAAAACTGTTTCTGGCAAATCACCAAAACCAGTATGCTCAATTTCTAAAAAGGTTTGAGATTCATCAAGATTATATTCTCTTACTTTATTTACCGCAAAAGAGTCACCTTGATTCTCAATAACAACCAAAACAAAATATTTGTAAATACCAGGCGGTATATCATCAATCTGAAGTTTAACAGATTTGTCTGTTGTTACATTATAATCGTCTCCGTGTATGTCTATGTGATTAACCTCTGGCTTATTGTAAATAGCTATTGGACCAGTAGGCAATAGATATTCACTTGGTGTTCTACCCTCTGTTAAAAAATAACCTGTGTATCTTTTGATACCACAAGTCAAAATACCAGAGTTTTCTTTCACCTCAACCAAATTCATATTTGATGTACCACTAGTCTGAAACAATCTTGTTTCTAGTTCTATGGTATTCAAAGAATAGTCTCCACCATTTTGAATGAGGGCACTATCTTGAGTATAGGGAGATTTTAAATAAATAACCCTAGGGATAGTATCATTGTTTGTTATGTATAGACTAACGCCTGATGACCTTTTCTCTCCTACACCGCTTACACGATAAGATGTACTGAGGCCCAAATCCTTAGTTCTAAGCAAACGAGTGTACGTATGTGTGTTGCTATTGTCATCATATGTAACATAGCCTATTTCAGTATAATTAACTTGTAATGTTGGCCTGCTTACAGAGTATGCACCATAAGGTGTTTTCTCTGTTGTGCTTATCAAAAACAAATCATTTTCAATATTTACCTCGCCTACAATTTTTAAGGTCTCTGCTTGGTAAATGTGATCTTGAATTAATTCTGCACTTATAATAACAGGAGTATTGTAAGCATCGCTTGCTTCAACATAAATTTGATAAGACTGATCCAATCCCGTAGTATCTGTGATATCAAAGTAACCTTCAATATCCATAACACGAGTAAAGGATTGAGTACCCACCAAAGTACCCGTTAAGTTAATTCTAGTTGGGTTATTGAAAATAATAGCCTCTGCTCTTGTGTTGTGCAAAGAAAACACGTTTGTAAAACCCGTACTTCCAATGTAATAAAATTGTCCGTCTACTAAACCACCAATAGGCGTATTACCATTTGCATTATATCTCCATCTTTCACCAGCAGCAAAACCTGCATAACCCGATCCGAAAGCAGAAGCTATAGTAATAGTATCAGGCGTTGTACCACTTGGGCCAATATCTATACTACCAATATTTCTAGTTTGTCCTGCATCTGTAGCAACAACATACTTGGTGACAACAAAACCATCAGGTGTAACATTACTAAATGTTCCGGGACTACCGGTATTCAAATCAGCAAGCGTATTTGTAACTAAAGTGGGAAGAGTAACATTTACGTTTTCTGTAACAAGAAAACCAACATTTAAATCATTAGAGATAATGTTAACACTGTTTTCTCCAGTAACAGTTCCGCTATAGTTGCCACTAGTAGCTACGTTGATTCTGTAAGTTTTTGTTTGGGTTGTTATCCCAGGAATAGTAATACTTTCTGTAGTCCCCTTAATCAAATAAGGCGCTCCATCTGTATTGTTGCTATCTACATCACGATGACGAATATTTAAAGCATCGGTATAATTTCCTCTGTTTACATATCGTACATCTGTATTTTGATCTATTACACCTAGGGGAGTTACTTTAACTTGTGCCATTAAGTATTTCCTAACTTTTGAGTTTGATATTCTCGTTGGTAGTTCTGCATAACTGCAACGCCAAAGTCTTTAATATATCTACGAGTATACTTCCATCCAATGTAGGCAACTAGCATACGCTCCCATTCTTCAGGGACTATTAGATTACCATGATCATCTGTTCTGAGACCCAAGTACACGACATTTATTTTGCTTCCATCTGAAAGGGCTAAATCACAATTGAAGATAATAGTATCTCCTTGAATTGTGTAATCTATATCCTCACAGTATTGTTCATTTATAGGGTCTAAATAAACCCCTTTGATTTTAAACCAACCCGAAGGAAGAACAGCTTTCTTATCAGTAACTATTAAGGTTACTTGTTTCTCAATCAACTTTTTAATTGTCTTGTGGCTCTTGATTGCTTGATTAATCAATACCTCAAACCACAAAGCATTGTTCTCATAAGAGGTATTCAATTCTTCGGTAGCCGCTGCTATAACATCTTCAGTAATCATTATCTAGGAATTTCAGTCATTGTGCTGTTTGCAGGTTCAACAGGACGAGAAGTTTTACGAATCAAATCTTGAGTAATCATATCAACGATATCTTTCTTAAGACTTGCATCTACAGGATAGTGGTCAGTATCCTTATTAAAGTTTGGAATAGTCACAGGGTTGTTAAAAATCGCCCTAACGGTTACATATTCTAATCGGTTGTTATTATAAAACTGCAACAACATTTTACCTTGCTCCAAGTGTTTATAATCCCACATCACTTCAGTTTTATTTTTGAATATAGAATGTCTAGTCAAAGTAGTAAAACCTTTTCTCAAACGAGGGAAAGGCTTAAAGCCATTGACGTGACCAACATAAATAAAGCCATCATTCTGCCCGTCAAAACTTGTAACATTTGGACACTCAAAAGTAACTACATCACAATCTTTTTCTCTACCCACAAAAGACAAGTCTAATGTCTGAACCCAAGCATCGTTGATAAACTTACCAAGTTTGACAATATAGTTTGTGATGATAGTAGAGCGTGCAGAATGCACCTTTGCCTCAAGATACTCACTATCTAATCTTGAGTCATTGTAACCCATTCCGCTGCTCAAATCATTTCTGATTTCCTCAACTATTTCTTTTAGTAGAATCATTAGGGATTTTCAATTATATCTTGTTGGGCCATTTGACGAGTAAGCTGATCTTTCGTCTGAGTCCCGAAATTAAGTACGCACTCATCCATAAGACGATAAAGGAATTTACTAGAGTAGTAATCTTCCAATACCGTAACTGTATTAGCAACGTCAATATCCAAAGCAGGTATTCTAACATAATCAATGGTTACAGTTGCAAGGTTGGTACTCGGAGAAATCTTAAAAGACTCTGGAGTAGTAGTCCCATCACTTTGGGCCTCAAACCTTGGTGTAATCATAGTGGCTTTATGAAAAGGACTGCCCTTTCTATCAGACTGCATCTGTCTGATTTCTTTTGTAAGCAACTGATAATATGTTCCGGCTGCCAAACCAGCAGTACCCAAGTCAAAAGTATCACCCTTGACCTTGGTTACAATATATGTGGTAGCACCTGTCTTAACACTTTGCCCTTTGCGCAATGTATGATTTGCAGCAGTCAGTGTAGTTCCAGAAACAGAAGTAACTGTAAAAGGCATTTCCCAATTACCCTCTAAATACATAATATGCATATAGTTAGGTAAAAGAGTGCTAACCTTTATAACACCACTAACAGGAGTAACACTTGCACCTTTAACCATCAAGGACAACATCTCATCTGCCTCTCTCTCAAGAGATTGCGTTCTCCAGAACTTATCTACCATTCGGTACATAGATTCCTTCACTAAGGAATTTGCCTTTGTGTTATCTAAGTACGCAGAATACGCCTTGTCTATCTTTTGTTGAAGATATGTCCAAAATTGTGCACCTGTCATTATATCAAAGATACAAAAAATTAAATAAAGAAAAAAGGGGACACTTGCCCCCTTTCATCTACCCATCAAAATAATATTATTCCTCAGACTCGGCTTTGGTTGCTTTGCCTGCTTTTCTTTTATCTGTAGCACTACTCAAAGGAAGTACGTCTAGAATTTCTTTTGGTAAATCCAATGAATCAACCAATTCAATTCCGGCTAACTCATCGCTGTCGTATTTGTCAACTTCAGGCTTGATATAGTTTTCAAACAAATCACTATCTGCCAAAATTAAAGATACAACAGCATCAATAGTTGTTCCTGCATTCTTACCTCCAATTTTGTAAACAGAACCTTCTTTCTTTACGATATCATACTGAACTGCTTTGTTTGCATAAATAGTGGCAACACGCTCGGCAGAACGAATTTGTAAATAGTTTGAAATGAACTCGTGCTTTGCAATAGCAATACCACTTAATGTCAATCCAATCAAATGCAAATAGATTTCCTTAGGCATCATCCCACGAGGATCTGAGCCCAATGCAAAAGTCAAATCAAAGCGCTCTTTGTTTGTCATAGCGCTTACGTTTGAAACACAAGATAACTTCGAAAGCAATGCATCATATTCAACACGAATTTTCTCCTCTTTGATTTCAAAAGTAAATTGATCTGCAACCAAATTAGGATTCGCATGACCTTGGGTACGAACCAAAGGGTGGTTTTTCCAAAATTCAATTACCGCCTTATCAGCAAAATCATTCTCATCAAAAGACAACAACAAAGGATATCCAGTCTCAAAAGTGTGTTGGAATACTTTGTCTTTTTCTTCTAGACTTGAAACAACTTTCTTTCCGCTAGCTAGAAGAAAAATTTCTTTGTCGGTCTTGCGATCACGATACGAACCTACGATGGTGATACTACCACGAGTTCTTTGGGGTACAATTTCTGCTTTTATTCTCATAATACTTTTTACAAATATAAATTATTTTACTGATACAAACAAAAAGAGAGGCCACAAAAATTGTGACCTCATCTCTTTAGGGGGTTAATTTAGATTAACGATACGTCAAGAAACCTTGCAACAAGCCCAACAAAGTTGAGTTGTTTGAGTTGTTGTTGATGTAAAGATACACTCTCTCCATAACACCACCAGCAAGACCACCATTATTGTAAACTTCATTCATGAAAGTAATCACGTTGTAAGTTTGACCAGATACAGGAAGTCCCAAAGCAGCATCAGTGAATTGACCACTAGCCAACAAGGTAGCACCGATTCCTATTGGTTGAACACCAGCAGTAGTCAAGGCTTGAGCCAAGTTAGCACCTACTCCAACACTGAAAATTGGGAAACCAGTTTTAGCAGTGATGATTAAGGTAGTAGTACCAGATGCAACAACACGAGTACTCCAGTAAGGATGGTTGTTGATTGCAGTACGGAAAGCATCACCAATAGTAGTTGCAGTTCCACCTGAAGCAGGAGTAGTGTGTGTGAACACACTCTGAACTTCGTTTGGCAAGTTGTTATTAAAAGCAGTACCTTTTTCTGCACTCAATACTAGACGATAGTCTGTACTGTTTGCGGCAGTTGGGGTAACAGTAATAACACGAAGCGTTTCAGCAACACCTGTAGCAGATACACCACCTTTAATCATACCCAAGTTAATTGGATAATCACGCAAGGCAGACGGTACCATAGCAGTTACGTTTGAATCCGCAAGGTCAAACTTCAAGAAACCACCAGCAAGAACTACATCACCAGCAGCGGTGGCAGATGCAGCAGCACCTAATACGAATTGTTTTACAGCGATAGACATTTTTTTATATAATTAAGAAGCGAATTCAATCAGACCCATTTTGTCTGCAACGCAATACAAACCACAATCAGAAAGAATGTGGAAGTCAACACCATCAACATCGTTAGTACCCAAAGATACAGACTGACCACCGCTCAAAGCAGCTTTAACAGTAGAAGGATCGCTAGACTCCAATCCAATCATACCAGGTACGTAGTTAGCAAGTAACTCGTCTTGGTTGAAGTGGTATTTCTGAAGAGCAGCAATAGTTCCAGAACCATCAGCAGCAGGAATAGGGGTAGTATCAATGAAGTAAATAGAGTTACTCATTTTTGGCTTACCATTGATGGTAGAAAGTTCACCACGGAACATCTCGTCATCCAACAATGCCCAACGAACGAATTCAAGTTCGATACCAGCATAAGCATACTTCATTACGTTCAAACCAGTAACTGAAGTTCCACCAAAGGTGTTAGCAGTACCAGCGAACTTAATAAAGTCACCCAAGATAGTTTGCAAACGAGCCATAGCAGCAGAACCCATCAAAGCAACCAATTTACGTCCACCTTCAGCAGATACACGAACCATTTGCTCCAAGAAGTCGTTGAATACGCTTTGAGTCAATTCAGAAGTCAAAGACATATAAGAACCACCATTGTTGATGATTGACCAACGCAATCCACCTGTAGTGAAGTATTCACCTTGAGGACCTTGTTTGATAGCACGCTCAGAGAAAGCATATTTGTACTCCAACTGTTTAGCGAATGCTTTCAAAGTTAGATCGTCATAAGACCTCCACCAGAAATCACCATTCCACTTAACGAAAGAAGCAATACGATCTCTACGAGATTGGTGAGAACTTTCACGAGTTACAGCAGTCAAAGCGAAGTCTGTATCAGGTGTGTAATTCAAAGTGGTCTTACCAACTGAAGAACGGTTAGCAGAAGCATCAAAGAAACGCTTAGCTTGTGTGTTTCCTAAGAAGTGAGTACCTGCAGTAAAAGAGGCAACACTATGAGGAGCAATAAACAATTTGTTACCTGTGAAATCTACGTCAGTTACTAAACCTTGTACTAAGTTACCATCAGCAATGATATCACCTACACGGAATTTAGAAGCGTCAACTACCAAAACTTGGAACAATGAAGTACCAGTTACAGCACTAGCGTTTGCAGTAATTTTTGAGTAAACACCCAAGTTACCTAAAGAAGAAATTTCTATCTTACTCTGAGGAGAAGAAATAGAAGATGCCAACTTTGAAGTAAGCTGAGTCAAGACGTTATAGCCGTAATCTTGGCTATAAACCATTGCCATTTTGTTAGGCAATGAAAGTCCTTTAAGCAACAATGATTGACTTATTGGAAGATTGGAGATAGTTGCCATTTATTTTTTTGTTGTTTTTGTTTTATTCCATTAACCCGGAAACAAGGTATTAAAAGCCTCTTGTGCGGCTTCAAGTCCAGAACCAACACTACGTCCACCGCCAGTCATGTTTTTAGAGGGATTAGTAACTTCTTTAATTACTTGTTCCCTTCCTTCATTCTTGGCTTTCGTGATGTTGGCTTTAACTAAATCTTTTCCGTATTTCATCCATACGGCTACGGAATAGATTTTTTCAATGTCGAAACTTCCGTCCTCTTTGGTAAGTCTAAAGTCATTGTCAATATAGTTCCTCAAATCTTTTGACATTTCGTCAGTGATTTTCAAACCATACAACTCTTTGTTTACAATACCATTAGAGAAACTTTCAATTTCTTCATTGTATTTTGCAGCAATAGCCTTCTGATAATCAGCCGCTTGTTGATTTGAACCCATTAACTGTTTCAGTTTAGTAGAGTTCTTTTCTTCAAACTTTTGTTTAAAAGATTCTGCCCATTGTTTCTTTTGGAAAAAAGACGAACTCTCAAACTCACTAAAGGCTTGTTCGTACTCGTCTTCACTTAATTGCATAAACTCTCTGAGACCTTCTTTAACCAATTGTTCATCAGTCATAGATTGAACATCTGATACTTGATATTCTTTTACGAAGTCAGCAAGAGTTTTTCCGCTTTTTTTATACTCTCTCAATAATTGTAAATCCTCATCCAAATCAACCTGGGTTTCCTTTGGCTCATTTGTTGATTTCGAATCTACTGGAGGAGTCGGCCCTTCTTTATCCCACCATTCTTTCTCTACAGCAGCAGGTTCAGGATTGGGTTCGGGATTAGGATTGGGAGTCGGATCTACTAGAGCAGGCTCTGCTGGAGTAGGGTCTACTGGAGCAGGATCTACCGGTGCAGGATCCGCAAGGGGTGTCTGATTTCTTAGTTGATCAGCAAGTTCACTTAAAAATGATTCACTCATATTATTATCGAATTTAGTATATTTTAAACAAATTTACAAATAAATTTTTACATTCCCGCTTCTGCAAGCAGTCCATCATCTGCATTTCCTTCTTCGGCAAGTCCTGCTTGCATACCTATTTGTGCTAATTTTCCTTGCACATCCATCTGCTTTCTAAAGTTTGCACCTTCTTCTTTCATGCTTGCTAAACCTTGCTGCTGAGACATTTGCTGTTCTTGTTGGGCTTGTTGCATCATCTGCATCATCTGTTGTTGCTTTTCGGCATCACGCTTTTTCTTATTCAAAGTATACTCCAATTGATTTTCCAACTCTGTAAAAGTTTTACATTTTTCAATCTGAAGATACTCCATAAAGTCAATGATTTGATTTTGCATAGCAGCTTGAGCAATTCCAAGAAGTCTTTCACGAGAGGCATCATCAATGAAGTCTTTAACTTTGATGTATACGCCAAGTTCTTCCATTTGGAATTCTTTGGTCAGTTTCAAATATTGTTTGCCTTTTGTTCCAACTACCGGAATTGTAGTTTCGGGCTCATCAATTAAAGTAACTTTATATTGGTTCAAGGCATAGGCCAATTGCTTTTCAATGAACTGAACAAAACCTTGGTACAAATATGCAGTACCCAAATTTGATTGAGCAATAGTTCCTGCTTGAGTTTTAGCGCCAACGTATCCTTGCTGTTGTCCCAAAGCAACCTTTGGAATATTTACAATCTCTTCCATCAAACGCTCTTCTTCTCTGCGAAGACTAATCAATTGGTTTACGTTTGTGTCAAGAGTCATATCAACAACTTCAACCATACGAGCATCTTGACCAGCCACAAAATCTTCTCCCGTAGCAGAACCGTCAGTAACGTGGATGCCCATTCTTTCGAAATCAGAGATAACATCCTTAGCACTTGAAGTACCGAGTTTTTGTCGGTTGATGATATACACCTTACCTTTCGCACGATTCATCATCTTAGTAATCTCATTGGTGATATAATCGATACGATCTTGGTGCTGGTGCAAACGAGCGACTACAGAGCGATTCTCTCCCATTACCATATTCGGAATGAATACTTGCAATGGCAATAGAACGTCTCCAGGGTTATCAGTCTTTCTGACAATATTTGTAGTCTCCCCGTGTTCAACCATATATTTGTTACCAATCAGAGTTCCTTTGTAAACGGTCTTTGTCCAAAATTCTCCTTTACGTCCATTACGAATTTTACCAAAGTGCTTATTACCAAATTTATCAGTTGATTTTTCGTAACCTAAATCTTTCATACCAATCCAATATCCGGTTACACACGCTAAGGTTGGAAGGTTATTTATATTGAACGCCCAGTTAGTAGCATAAGGGTGAGTAGTCAAATCAAGCAACTGATACAAGTTGTTCATATTGATTTGTTTGATTTCCTCAAGTTCTTCGGCAGTCAAATCGTCTTGATAACGCTCTACGATATCGGTAATATTCAACCAATCTACTTTTCCTACGAATCGGGCCTCCGAATTAAAATCGTCATCTTTCGCCCTATCAATAATTAAGTTGTGAGGTAAAATAGTATCGAAATACTGTCTTCCATTTTCAATTCTATTTTCAATACCTACATACCCTCCTAGAAGAGTATAAAGAAAGGCTTGTTTGTATTTCTCAGAATAATTGTTTCGGTTAAGAATGTCCTCTACCATTTTGATAGCAAGTATCTCTGCTCTCTCTTGGTAAGAGTACTCCATATAGCGATAAACATCATCGGGAGTTTCAAACTCATTTGACTGAGGCCCCATCGGTTGAAACTTAATTCCGAATTTCGCCATAGACTCAAATAATTGAGGAGCTTCAATTCTTAACAAACCTTCTTCCAATAATTCAGTTTTTCTATTGATGGCTTGCTGAGATTGTGATTTTACCGATGGTTCAAGATTCTGAACCATTTTGATTGCAGTACCCACCATGAAGTCAACCAAGGAAGTTACCTTCTGACCATTAATCCATACTGTTGGAAGGTCACAAGCATTTTGGTCTTGGGTGGTGTAGTAATAATCTTTGTTATATTGTCTCCCTAGGTAGTAAGTAAACATTCTTACAACCTCGTCTATGGGATTCTCTAAATCATCTACTTTGCGAACTCTTGAAATGCGATCGTGTCTCTTGTTGAAATGAGACATTACAAATTGAATATTCTCCTTGTACCAAATTTTAGTTTTCTCACTTTCTGACAAAAACTGCTTTGGTTGATTAGTTATAGTAAACGCCATTGATTACAAATTTATGCAAAAATGATAAAAAAAGAAAGACTCTTTTTTAAAAAGAACAGAGTTATCTCATTTAAGATACATATACTCTGAGACCTAGATTGAATACTTGCTTACGGAACCAGCAAAAAACCATACCCCCCTTTCCCCCCTTTCCATAAAAGCAAGTGCTTTTTTTGAAAATTGGTTCAGGATGAGCTGGTTGATTACGCAAGCGACTTGCTTTACTCACCAGGCGGCTTGGAACAATACCCCCATTACAAATTCGGCCGTGCTGCAATATTAATATCAATTTTCAGAATTTGCAAGCACATAATGATTCGGTTCGTAATTTTTTATGAAAAATTCTATGAATTCCGCTCCTTTCTTCACTATAACTTTCTCAACAACAAGGCGATAGATAAATTTATCGTTGAAGCCATATTTTTTTTGCAAGATGTCTACAAAGGGTTTTACAACATTGTCTGCATCTGAGGCAGCGTTGCTTACACCAACGAATAGATTTAACTCGATGGGTCCAGTGACGGTAAAGGTATGAGGATGTAATTTTAACAAAACTTCCTTTTCATACTCTTTGTACAAGGGTGATTTAAATTTACGTCCTTGCCATGCTTGATTGACAGACATTGGTTTAACTTCTACTTTGTCTGAAAAGAGTAGGATATTGCGCTTTAAGTGTTGTGCCATTGGCTTCTAAGTCGGTGAAGAGAAGTAATTCTACGGGCAAGCCGAAGAACTCAGATGTTATAATCGCTTGACGCAAAGAATAGATTTTGTTCTCCTCATAAATCGTTTTATTAAAGTCATTTGGCATATCGATGCCCATAAACTCTTTGATTTTGTTGGCCGAGCAGTTTTCTTTGTGTAGGCGGTTGAGATATAAAACATTCGCCCGGAATCTATCCGATATGTGATGTATCCTTTTTTGAATCGCTTTCTCATAGTATTCTTTGCGTATATCAGCAATCAGTTCATTTTCAATAAAATTGTTGAGACCACGTTTTTTTATCTCAATGATTTTTCTGTCTAATTCGTCAGAAGTCATAAATCAGAAATTCGACTTTCAAATTCCTTCAGGTAGCGTTCGTTCTCTTCGATACACTTTTTAACCTCACGCATAACAGTGATCAGTTTTTGTTGATCGATAAGAGATTTACCATTGAGAATATTGTAGACATCGTATTTTTCGACTCCTAATCGAGATGTTCTCTCTACGATACGAGCCATGTCTCCACGCTTAAGTTGTCCCTTAAGGTTGAGCACTCTCTCTTTTAATTGGTTGTTCATAATATTTTACAATTTTACAAAAAAAATTTGAAATTACAAAATATTCTAGTATATTCGCCCTACAAATAGATAAAATCATGGGTTTAAAAAATGGAATGGGTAGTAAAATCTACCTAACAATTCGGGAGGGCAAAATTGCCCACAAACAAGGAGATGCTTATGTGTTGTATGATTCTTTCGAGGGTCAAATCGTAGGTATTAGCACACGTGAAGGTAAGTACGGCACAGATTTGTGTTTGGACTTATTGGACAACGACAAGGTGTATCAATTGCAAATCAAGATGAAAGGTGAAGAGCCTACTAGTAAGCAGACTTCTTACTTCATTGCTTTTGCACATTGTTGCCCTGGTATTGACCCTAGTAAAAAGGTTGAGTTTATTCCTTCTTTGAAAATTATCGAAGACAAGAAGAGATCGGCTTTATTCATCAAGCAAAATGGACAAATCCTTAAGTGGTCTTACAAAGTAGGACAAGATGGAGTACCTGCGCCAGAGGAATTGACAAACAAAAAGGGTGAGGTAATTTCTACAGATTGGTCAGAGGTTGAAGCGTATCGAGTTGACAGAGTAAATGAGTTTACTAAGACTTTGATTCCTTTCGAACTCACGAAAGATATTGTTGCAGATCATGCGATGAATCCTTACGTAGAGTCTCCTCAAGACGGTGATGATCTTCCATTCTAATGCCAAGAGGTGTAAATAATATGACACTAGCTAAAAAAATTGGAGAAAAAGTTGAACCTGCTCATATGAAACATTATGGGCAGGAACAAAAGGCTATAATTCGGCAGTCTTCGTTAAAAAGTGCCGTTTCTTTGGTTGAGTCCATTGTTCCAAGATTACAAGTCGATTTCACGGTTACAGATATTCGTAACCTTACTTTGGAAACTGCTGAGTTGTTCGAGGAATGGGTCTTGAGATAATTCAAATCAATAAGGACAAGTCATACGAAGAGTGGATTAATTTCCGCTCTCGTGGGCTTGGTGCTTCTGAGATTGGTACTCTGATGGGTGTCAACTCTTGGAAGAGCCCTGCGGAACTCTACTACCAAAAGATTGGTTTGATTCCACAGAAGGTAGAGCCGAATATTCCTATGTTTATGGGGACAATCTTGGAAAAGACTGTTGCTGAGATATTTGAGTATTGGGATGGAGACGATGCGTCTATGCTAAAAAACTATGAGGCCCAAACTAAGGTTAGAACATTGTACGAGCCAGTTGGTTATGTGGTTAATCCTGAGTATCCTCACTTGTTCTTTTCTCCAGACCGCTTACAAATCAAAACAAAAAACTTACGTATAAGAGATGGTAGAATTAACTTGGAAAATGTGGAAGCTGTTATTGAGATTAAGACGATTAGTGGATGGAGTAGCAAGCAGTGGGAAGGTGGCATTCCACCGTCTTATTACTTGCAACTGCAAACCTACTTAATGGGTCTCGGAATTGATACTGGCTATATGGTCGCTCTAGAGGACGGAAGAAACTTAAAGGTTCACAAATTCGATAGGGAACAAGAAATGATTGATATGATTGGCAATGTCAGTAAGAACTTTTGGGAGTGCGTAGAAGCAGGTCGTTTGGCTCTTGAGTTAGGAGAGGACTACGAGCAGTTTGCTCCACCGCCAGATGGCACAGAGGCTTATGCTGAGTTCTTAAACGAGAGATACAAAAATCCCGAAGAGAACACTATTGTATCTACACCGGAGATTGATGAGTTCGTTCTCCAATACAAAGTCAAGAACACAGAGATATCTCTTCTAGAAGACGAAAAGAGGGAGGCCGCCAATTACATCAAGAACTATATGGGTAACAATACGACCATTCATTCTGAAGAAGGTAAAGTAACTTGGAGACCCAATGCAAAAGGATCTAGAGTTTTTAGAATTGGATGAGCAAAAAGGATATGGCGTGGTATCGGGCCATGTGGGAGTCACGCTCACACGACTGCCAGGAGTGTGGTTCACATCTACCACACTTCAGTCCGATGTACATCTCGCATATCATAACAAAAGGAAGTTATCCGAGTTTGAGGAATCATCCAGAAAACTTTATGATTTATTGTTCGCAATGTCATCAGCAGTGGGAATTTGGGAACAGGACGATGATGAAGACGTATGAAGAAGCGATGGAGATAATGAATCGCCTTAAAAGAGAGTATCATGAATCACGGTAGTTTATTTAGTGGAATAGGTGGATTTGATTTAGCAGCCGAGTGGATGGGGTGGGACAATAAGTTTCATTGCGACATCAATCCTTTTAGTAGAAAATTATGTAGTTTTTATTGGCCCAAGGCCGAAAGTTATGACAACATCAAGACAACTGACTTTACAATTTGGCGAGGAAGAATCGATGTCCTCTCCGGTGGTTTCCCCTGCCAGCCATTTTCCCACGCTGGAAAAAGGATGGGAAAAGAAGATGAGCGCCATCTTTGGCCTCAGATGCTCAGAGCAATCAGAGAGATTAGACCAAGGTATGTCGTGGGGGAGAATGTTCGTGGAATCCTTAGTTGGTCGGACGGATTGGTTCTCGAAGAGGTGTACGCTGATTTGGAAGGCGAGGGTTACGAAATCCAAACGTTTGTACTTCCAGCTATCGGCATCAACGCTCCACACAGAAGGGACAGAGTTTGGATTATTGCTAAAGACACCAGCAGCGATGGATGCCTACAGCGAGAACCTATCGAAGAAGGAACAGGTCTTCGGGAACTCCGGGACACTGGCTCAAGAAGTAGCATCGGGGTTCATATACAAGAGGGGTCTACTGCCGACACCGAACGCTTGCGATTGGAACTCGGCCAAGATGCCACAGACTTACATCGCCTCGGTTCTCAGACACAAGGAGAAAGGAATCAATCAGCAGTTAACATTACGCCAAATGACAATGTTCATTCCGAACAAGGTGGACCATCCGAAATTTGGGACGGCTTCCCAATTAAATCCCCACTTTGTTGGGGAGATGATGGGCTTCCCACTGAATTGGACGGACTTGCCCTTCCTAAGTGGAGAAAAGAAAGTATAATGGGCTATGGCAATGCCATTGTTCCACAAATTGCTTACCGTATATTTGCAACCATAGATGAAATCGAAAATAGAAGCTAAGCAGTACTTGAGGTATATGAAGACTTTTCTTTGGGCCAATAGAAAGACCCTAGAAGAACTGATGGAAGTATCCTCCAAAGGGATTATGGTAGACTACCCAGTAGATGCCACGAATTTAGAAGACGCTATTAATTTTATAGAGACAGGTGACGGGCTCAGAGAAACAAAAATCTCCAAGACTGATCTATACGCTATGATGGAATCAATGAAACACAAAAACAAATAAAAAAAGAATATGACAAAAAAATCTAACCCTGAAGTAGAAGTAAAAGACTTGTACGTAGTAAATGAGGAAAACATCACCGAGTTGTGTGAATTGATTCCTACTTGTAGAATCACTCTTGACAAACCAGGAGTAGTATTCAATGTAGAAGGCGGCAAGCAATACGCTTACGTAGGAACTACAATTGAATTTGACGGAACAGCATGGAAAGTTTCGTTGTAAGAGGCCCAAGAGTTCTTCTAACTCCTCCCGTAATTAAAGAATCATCTATCGAGGTAGATGAAAAACTAAAGAAGGAGATACTAGAAGAGCAAATGAAGAAGTGGACTCGCCTAGATGTATTCGCTGTTGGTGAAGAAGTAAGCGGAATTGAAGTAGGTAACAAAGTATTCGTCAATCCTATGTTCATCAGGAACGCAGAGAATGTTGAAATCAATGGTGAAGTCAAAATCATTGTAAGGGCTGCTGATATTTCTATCGTTTGGAAATAGTACCTTTGTAATGCGAACCCCCCTAGGGATAGTCTCCCTAGACCGAAAGTTCCCACCTGCATACCGTAAGATCTGCTAGTGGGACTTTTTCTTTTAAGCGTCCCAGTGTTTATTGTATCGTTCGTAGTAGAACTCTGGCATCTTTGTAGAATACTCTGCTACATAGTCACAATTAAAAACACTATTTGTCATTTCTATCAAGCAGGTGGTGATGATTTGGTCATTCTTGTATCCCAAGTCTAATAGAACTTGCTTTATCCAAATGTAATTGTTTCCAGATAGTACAGCAGCTTCACATAAGATTACTTTGTCATAGATCTGAGGAAAAATAACTGAATTTTTTATAAATGCTTTTTGATATTCATCCTTGCTTTCCTTTGGGTAAGGAACATCTACAGGAAACATATCTAGCATTTTACCTCCTACAGATAAATGATGCGCCATATGCATTGAGATACTGCTAGAGTAGTCTGGAGATACGTTTAAAACAACAGTAGTAAATGGATCTACGGCTGGTACTTGACGAATCAAATCTTGAATCATCTGATATTCTTTTATGTGGTCGATGTACATAGCACAAAAGTAATTAATTGCGCCTACTTTTTATACAATGCGCCCATTTTTCTTATACCACTTCCGACTTTGGCAGTGTTTTACTTCCGACTTTGGCAGTAACTAACAAATGCCAGTAAATAAAAAAAGTGGCAAATGTTTGCACAAAGTAGCGAAAAGTAATACCTATTGCAAAAAATATACCCCCTGGTATAATACCGCTCGGTAAAAATGTACCCCCCCCTATTGATATCAAGGCCAAATATTCCCCCTCGGTAAAAATGTACCCCCCCCTCTTTTATTCTGACAAAACAAAATTTGTGTGAGTGGTGAAGGTAATAATACGTTGCGGATCGGTAGGGGTGGCGAAAAAAACAGCCCCCCCCTAACCTATTGATAATCAACGATTTAGGAAGCAATCATTTACCTAAGTGACTGATATTCAATGAGTTACAATTAAAAAACGAACTGAGCATCCGTATACACTCGCTCGATTGTGTACACTAAAAACTACACTGCCTGATGGATCGTCCATTAAATTAGACAGCTTGTGTCCGCTATTCTGGACGATCCACTATGTGTACCTTATAGTATACAGAAGGGGGTTAACTGCCCATTATATTGGACGGTATGTGTCCACTTTATTAGCCAGGCCGAGTGTCCACTTTACTGGGCACCGGCTGTCCACTATTCTGGACGATCCTCAGATGGCGTTTCACAGTGATTTCGTGCACCCATTTTAGGTGATTAAATACACCCATATTTGCACCCATTTTGGGGGGTTATTTGGTACGCATTTCGAACTTGGTGCGTATACCTAAGCACGCTGAAACCATCATTTTGAAAATTTTTTTTCCCAATGTTTTCGGGGCTTGACAGCGATTTCGAAAAATAATGCTTGACTTTTTTTTGTGGATGTTGTAGAATTGCATCATCAAATCACAAACAAAACACTAAACAAACACTAAACAAACAAGTTATGAAAAACATCACACTCACACTCACACAAGTTAACCGCATCGATGCGAATGTAACTGAGTACCAACACACCATCAATGTCAAGTTGAACACCGAAGTATCGGTAACCTTTGGTCAACTGATTGGTCAATTGAACTTCAAGTTTTTCAAATCAGTAATGGCAATGCGCCATTCGGGAAACAAGGGCTTCAGTTTCAACAATTTGTTCCACTTTCAAATCGATGCGGATGGTCACACCCTATGTAATACCCTTACTTTGGAGGAGTCGCTCAAAGCCAAAGTGCGAATGGCCAACACCATCGATGGGCAGAAACGATTTGCACGCCTTATGGCGGGTATGTTGTACTCGGCCTTTGGTGATGACTTCCACTATAGTGCCTTTGGTGACTACGAAGACACGACCTACATAGGAAGCGACCACGCCAATGCTATCCGCATCTTTATGGATACCGAGGTCTGCGAGATTATAGACTAAACCCCTAAGTGTGGGTGGGTCGTACTGCCCACACTTACAATGTCCACTATTCTGGACACAATCGTTCTCACATTTCGCTTGTAGGTTTATATCTGCGAAGGCTTTGAGTAGTTGGTTCTGCTGACGAAAAGGGTACATAGGGATATATTTATGGTAGGGGAGACCCGACCAACTGAGAGGTGTGCGAATCGTTCTTTGACATATGGTGTGTTCTGTTATCGCTTAGGTTACCTAAGGCTAACGACCTAACTTAATACTTCGGTTGACCACTGATGGCACGCTCTTAAGCCTAAAATCAGTAGTTGTTAGGTGAACACAAACCAAGGGTGCAAAAGTAAAGGCTTGGCATCTATGTTGTGGGTTCGATTCTCCACCCCCTTGGCAACTATGAAACACCTAATAAATAAATCCGTACAATTCCTTGGCATCTTCTTATTGTGTGCCGTTGTTAGCCTCATTGCAGATGTTATTCTCAGTGGCTTTCTCTCTATCCTATTTCAGACTCCGTTCTATTCTATCTTCACCTCTAATGCAATGGAGGGTACTACACTCGTCTTGTGGATGATGTGCCTTATTGCTTGTTTCACCTATTCTCCTAAGAAGTAATCTGAGACCCAATACTATGACACAAGAAAAATTAAACTACGCAAAAGAATGGTTCGAGTCTATGGGCTACGATGCACAAATCGACCACGATTCTATCTACCTATATCTTGACGGGTTCAGTGTACAACTAAGTAACGCTGAGATATTCGCAAGAGCAGAACAATTCCAAGACGAATTAACAAGAGAAAATTAACACCAAAAGCTATCACACTATGCAAGCACAAACTTATGTCAAGCACCACGAAGTCTCATCTAAATTCGCAGACTCAGTCAACCTTTGGAATGCCGATGAGGTTGTTATCATCTACCCTTATGGTGATGTGTACGAAATATTTGCCGTCCGTAAAGGTGACAAATACGAAATTGAATTCGACCGAGACATATTCTTGGTGAGTTTAGAAGATGCCAAGGTTATGTCTGAAATATGGCACGACTTCGAAGACATCATTGCAATCCGCAAATATTTTAACACTAAAATCAAACCTACAAAATGAATTACGATATCAAAATTTCGACCTACCGCCCCCTTGATTTGATCGGGAAAAATGACCACAACCTAACCCTTGTTTGGCAGTTTGGTATTGACTGCAACGATAAGCAAAGTTGTGCTGATGTTGACAAAATTGTTCTGCTCCAAGTGGGTGGCAACAAGATTTATACCTACTGCGATATGGATGGTATGTACTACGCAAGAATGCGTGAAGGAATCTATAACACCAAGGATTTCTTAAACATCATCGGTGTAATGTGTGACTATGTTTTAACCAACTGATATGAGCAACGAATTTTATTGGAACGACCACACCAAGTATGTAATGTCTACACTACTTGAGCAATTACAATATCACGACCTCCCTTATGAGGTTGCTGATGTCACCTACTTGAATGACACTTGCCCTTCCCTGGAAATTAGTACATCTGAGACCCAAAAATATATCTTGTTCCTCCCAAATTCGTGGAGGAATGATGGCGAAGACACCACCACCTATATGTTAATCCGTGACGAAGAGTATGGATGCGTAGAGACATACAAACAATTCGATACCCTCGGAGAATTCATTGACCACCTAAACAATAACGACACCAACTTACTATGAGCAAGAGAATAATCTACCGCCAAGGTGATACCATCACCATCGTCACAATGGGTACTACATCCAACAAAAAGATTGCGATGCCCAAAGAGAAAATTGTACAAACTTACCACTTCAGTAGAGAGCAGTACGAGGTGGCTCAGGGACAGACATCTATGCGTGAGTTCTTCAGTCACGATGGCAAAGTATGTTTCGACTGCCCATTTGCAGTAAGTAATGGCGCTAAATTATCTGCTTGCTATACCCACAAGATGATGCAGTATAGCGGTTTCCTATCCTCCCTCCGATCGATCGGCAAACTACACGAGTCCTTTGACGATATCCCACATATGGATGCCAAAATTCATATGCAAATTGTAGGTCTGTGCGAAGATAAGTATGTGCGATTTGGTACATATGGTGAGCCATCTCTGATGCCCCTTGAATTAGTGGGAAACATTATCAAGGGTGCAAAATCTTGGACGGGATACACCCACCAATGGAGTAAGAAACCCGAATACGCCCCATACTTTATGGCATCCACTCACACCGAGGACGAAGAGCGCATCGCCTCACTCATTGGGTATCGCTCCTTTGTAGCATCACCTACACCCATATCTCAGTTTATATCTTGTCCGGCCTCAGAAGAGATGGGCTTCAAATCTAATTGCTCCAAGTGTGGACTATGTAGTGGCACTAAGGGTAAGGGTAGCAAATCAGTAATCATTATAGAACACTAAATTATGTCAGAAAAATATCAATCATTCATTGACCCAATCGGAGACGGTAATATAGAAATACTGTCTGAGTACCACCCCAAAGAGAATGTGTGGACATCTGTAGTATGTCTACCTCACGAATGGAATACCCAAAGAGAAATGCGCATCGATATGTTGATTCATATCCTTGCCGAGGAGGACTCAGAGATGACCCAAATGATGCAACAATGGGATTGTCAATCTGAGGATGCTCTCCTCGAACGATACGAAAATTATTTACACAACCTAAATCAAGACTATGACAAATAAAATTATAACCAAAGACGCAATCGCAATCATCAAGAGCAAGAAATTCTTTTCTGCTGAGTTCATCAAGAAAGACGGCACTATCCGTTACATCTATGGTCGATCGGGAGTTAAAAAGTATCTTAAGCCCAATGCCCTACCCCAAGCCTACAAGCCCTCAGAGATGGGTTACCTCACCGTCTGGGACATGGGTAAAAAAGACTACAGATTAATCAATGCTCAAACTATCACGAAGATTA